TTTTATGCTTTTAATGACTTGATTGAATCTTCAGAAGAAGAGAATTATATTTATAACAAATAAATTTTAGGAGGTAGAATTATGTTAAATGAAAAAGTTCTTAAAATTCAGATTCAGCAGCGCATTAGTAAAAATTTAGGGATGAATTCTTCAGCAAGAGCTTTGTTTGAAGAGATTAATAATTCTCCTGCTAATGTTATTGAAATTGATTTTTCTGATGTTATTTTTATGAGCCGTTCTTTTACTCAGGAATATTTGTCTCAAAAATATTATACTGATAAGGAGATTATTGAAGAGAATGTTCCAAGTGATATTGGATTAATGTTTGACCTTGTTAAAAAAGACTTTGAGAAGATTAATGTTGAAGTTTAATATTTTTTCAAATTTTTTCTTTTTTTTTTACTTCTAAGTGTTTTATAACTAGTTTTACTAATTATTTTTATTGTAATACATAATCTAATTGTTTATGCTTTTATAGGTTTTTCACCATAGTTATATTATGGTGAAAAAACTTATGGCCAACTCGTGACAAATCGTCACTTGTTGGCCTTTTTTTTATTTATTCTAAGCTAATTTTAGACAAAACTATTTTTTTTAATTTTTACTAATTGGGGCTTAAACCATACTCTATTTCTTATTTTGACTGTTTTCCTTTGAGTTTCTAATTTTCCACTATGTATAATGAAGATACCTATTATCTTCATAATTTTTTTCACCAAAAAATCAATATCTTTTTTATTTAAAAATAAAATGAATTTTGTAGGAAAAAACAACATTTTGGAGAGTGCATTGCCATTATCAACATTATCGAAGAAACAAAGGAATACATCATAGTCACTAGTCCAGTTCTCGTACCTTACCAAAAGGATTGTGAATATGAATATGGAGAAAAACCATTGACAGAATCTGAGATTAACGGTTTAGCTTCAGGATTCCTTGAATGGATGATTGCTGATTTGGAGCATGAATTCCTATATACTGGCCGAGTAATAGGAACAGTTTTAGAATCACATGTTACTAAAGAGCCTACAATAGTGAAATTCATTGATGGCACACCAAGAGAATATCCTACTGGCACATGGTTTGTTACAGTAAAAATTACAGACCAGGATGTGATCCAAGGAATTAAAAATGAGCATTATACAGGTGTTAGTGCAACAACAATAGAACGAAAGGATGCTGAAAAACTCAAGAAATTGTTAAATTCCGGTTTCAATGTCAGCACCAAATCAAGAATAAAAAGAATTCTCATTTCTGATATTCAAGATCCTGTTGTTGTAACAATCAGTGTGGTTCATTCTCCTTGTGTTCCTACTGCTAAATTTTGTAGTTTAAAAAGTAAAAGAAAGGTGTCTGATATGAGCAAGAATATAGATGAGCAAATTGAAGCGGAAACTAAAGGTTTCATTAACCGTCTTGGGGAAATCTTTGGAAGTACTAAATCAGATAAAGTTAAAGATGAAGAGAAAGATGATGATGGTAGCAAAAAGCAACCTGACTTTATAACTGCAGCTGATTTTGATGATTTTAAAAGTGAAATCATTGAACTTGTCACTGCTATGAATGATAAGGTCAATGAGGTTGTTAAGGCTTCCGCTAAGTCAGATGATGAGAGTGATGAAGAACCTGCAGGTTTAACTCCTGAAGAAGAAAAAGAATTAGAAAGACTTCTCGCTAAAAAAGAGGCTTCCACCAAATCTGATGAAGAAAAAAAAGACGATGATGATGAGGAAGAAGATGATGATGAGGATGAGATTAAAGCAAGTAGCAAATCCACCCCAGTACATGATACTGGTAAGAAAACTAAACCTCAATTATCTGATTCTGCAATCGTTTATGGCATCATGGGCCGTGACAATACTGGCTCAACTAAAAGAAACTAAAAATCACATGATTATTAATTTTTTCATATTAATTAAAAAAAACATTTTAAAACGAATTCTATACCAAAAAAAAATAATTTAATGGAGTAAAATAATATGGCTATAAATTCCAAAATCTTAAATGAAATCACCAATCCAGCTGAAAAAGCTGCATTCAAAAACATGCGCCCTGATATGGCAACTGGAAAAGCATTGCTTAACCCAGAACAATTAGGTTACTTCCTCAAAGAAGCAACCTTGGACAACACATTATTGGCTGATGCAGATTTCACCTTAATGCAATCCTTTAAAAAACAACTTAACCGTGCAGGAATTAACGGAAGAGTTTTAACCAATGGTTACAAAGCAAACGGTGATACTGATGACACTATCGCTGCTGCAGATGTTGACTTCGGTGCAAATGAATTGGATGCTAAAAAATTAAAGGCAATGTGTGAAATCAGCGATGATGAAAAAGACGACAACATGACCGGAGAACAATTCGAGCAAACCCTTCTTGGCATGATGGGAGAAAGAATCGGTGAAGACCTTGAATATTGGGCCGTCTACGGAGACACTGATATCTCAAGATCAGATGATGCATTACTCAACACTACCGATGGTTGGATTAAAAAATGTGCAAACAAAATAGAATCCAAAGGAATTGATTCTACCGATGGAGCATTTGATGTTAATGATGGTCCTGAAGCAATGTTCGATTCTATGATTAAAACATTACCTGCAAGATTCAGAAAAAACAGATCACAACTTAAATTCTATGTACCATTTGAAGTTGAAGATGCATACCGTAACGTTTTAATCGCACGTGGAACCACCCTTGGGGATTCTGCACAAACTGGATTTGCACCTTTAACATTTAAGGGAATCCCAATTGTGCATTGCGCTACCTTAGATGATGAGACTGGAAGAACCTTATCTGATAATGCTGCGTCCAGCATCTTAACTAACCCTAAAAACCTTGCATATGGTATCTGGAAAAACTTATCCGTCGAACCAGAAAGAAAACCTGGCGAAGAGTTAACCAAATACTGGTTCAGAATGAGAGGAGATGTAGATTACTACTTCCGTAACGGTGCAGTAACCGCTCAAATGTCCACTACTGAAGTTGAAGGTTTACCAGAACTCAGTATGGGATAAATCTAAAAAATTTTTTCTATTTTTTTTATATCAATATTTTCTTTTTTATAAAAACTCAAAAGGAGGTAGAATATAGTGAGTTTAGAAAATTGGAATGAAATCTCCCCTCTTGTTAAGAGAAATCCTCAAAAGTTTTTCAATTATCTTGCAGAGGAATTAGGATTGGAGACAAGTTGGGATGATTTGACTGTAATTGAAAGGAGAAGCAGACATAAGCAGTATAGGATTATTCAAGAGACTGTTACTGATTTGCCTGCTTGGAATGAATTATCTCCTTTTGAACGTAGAAATCTTAAAAAGTTGTATAAGAAAATTAAGTCAGTTGTTGAAGGCTCTGATATTCAAGAACAAACCATCACTCCAGAACCAGTTGCTCCAGCCACTTATGATGTTAGCGTAAGTGTAAAAGACTCTGAAGACCAAGGAGTACAAGGTGCTGTAGTAACATTGACAGATTCAACAGATAATACTATAACTTTCACTAAAAACACTGGTTCAGCAGGAGGTTGTACAGTAAAACCAACAGCTGGAACATATATTGTAACTGTTACTTGTAAGGGCTATGAAGAGTATACTGCAAGTGAAAACCTTGTTGTAAATGAAAACACTAGTTTAAGTATCATTTTAACTTCTTCAGAAACTCCACAGGAAGGCGCTCAATAAGGAGATTATTATATGACTTGGGTTAGTGCAGATGACATAATAGAATTCACTGGAGTGAAACCTCAAACATTCCGCTATGAAAAAGACGATACAGAAAGTCTACAACTATTGCTAGAAAAATGGATTAGACAATCTGAAAGCCTTATCTGTTCCTACTGCAATTATAATTTTCATAAATTTGAAGATATTATTCCCGGTGCTGTTCAAAATGTTTGCCTACGTTTGACTGCTAATATGGTTGCATTGGCACAAGCTCGTAAAGATACTCCTGTGGTCAAAGTCAATGACTGGAGCATTCAAACTGTCAGCAGTGATGTTTTCAGTGATGATCTTAAGGAGGACTTGGCTCCGTGGGTTCATGAAAGAAAAAGCACAAAAAGTGATAAAGTAGAGTTCTTTGCTATAACTGGGGACTAGTTTTATGGTTAGGATTTACCTTAACATTAAGGAAATGGGAAATGTCCTTGATAATATTGATACATTAGGAGAAAAGATAGTGAATAATGTGTCAAATGATTTATCTGCTAATATCAAAAGGGAGAGTCCTATAGACGAGGGAAAGTTACGAAGCTCTTGGACAATATTTGACAATGGACCATTAGAAAAAACTGTAGCAAGCTCTGCCAATTATGCAGAATATGTCAATAGCGGTACAGGTATCTATGGGCCACATAAAACACCTATAGTCCATCCAACAATAGGTAAAAAATTCGCTTTCCAAGTAAACGGAAAAATGGTATATACAAATATCATTAAAGGAATCAAACCTCGTCGTTTCGTTGAAAAAAGCATTAGTCAGACTGAAAAACGTATCCCAGAACTTGTAATCCATAGTATTAACCAAATAAAACTAGGAAATTAAAAAGACTCTGCAATTAAAGGATGTAATATAAATGGATATTGTAAATCAAACTGATGTGGTGACTAGAAACATCAAATATTACCTAGACCATGAAAACCAAGAAAATGGCCTATTGGAAGATGTGGAAACCATTATCAGAAGTTATACCAATGACGAACCCATAGACACTCCATGTGTATGGATAAACAAACTTGAAACAGTCCCCTATGAGACTAACAACCTATCCCATACACAAAGATTAAAGACAAGCTATGAATTTGTATGCATAGAATACGATGAGGACTTGGAAACCGCTCAGGATAAAAGCGAAAATCTCGCTGCGAGAGTACTTGCTTCAATACTAAGAAATTTCAATCGAATACATGATAAAGAAGATGATCCATTACGAATTTTCCTTAAGATAAACTTGAAAAACATGACTGTTGGAAGCATACCTATCCGAGGGAAACTTGACAGTGTACCTGCAAGCAGCGTAACATTAGACTTTATTTATAGTATAGATTGGTTAAAATGTAGAAAAATATAATGTTTACATTGTTATTTAGGGAAAAATTTGTTATGAAAGTATAGACTGAATGGGGATGAAAAGAAAATTTCATTTAATGAACAATACAAATGGTTTTATCTTTTCTTTAGCTTCTCTAAAACCATTTTATTTTTCATGTGAAAAAGCTTAAAAAAAATATAATCTTTTTAAAAAAAATTTCTTCTGCGTCTTACTATGTCGCTTTTTCATCACCTCCTCTTACAATTTTTATCCTCTTAATTCTCTACTTTCTTACTCTTTTTCCCTAAATGAAAACATTACTTTTTAAGAAAAAAATAAGATGATTTTAAAAAATAAAAAAATGAATTAAAAAAATTTTTATAAAGGTGCATAATAATGGTGCTTAGATTATTAGGACTAAAACAAGAAGAAACCTATGGAAAACTCGATGGTGAAGGGGAAGCAGGATTCAATTTAGAGGATGTAGACCCAGATTTCCATCGTAGAATCAGTGACGGTAGCTTCCAATTGAACGATGAACCAGTAACATATAATGATGGTTCAAGAATGGTGCAAGGTGCAAGACCTGGAGCACTCAAACCTTCAGGAAGCACAGCAGGAAAATGTGACTTAACACGTGTAGGCCATTACCTCCGTGCATTCTTCGACCAATATGTATGTGATGAAGGAACCACTATCGATGGAACAAAATATTACACTCACGAATTTTATGGTCGTGAAAGCCAATATTTAACCAGCTTCCATGGATGGGCAACATTCGATATATTCCAAAAACACATTAAAGGATTACTACTTGAATCATTAAAATTTGATGTATCCGACGATTACATGACACAAGAGGAAGAATGGATCTATATGGACGAATCTTCAGAGGCCATTAATCAAGATGAATACGACATCATCGAAGTGGAAAATGAAATACCTTTGATGTTCTATGACATCACTATCCAATTGGACGATGAAGACATAAATAATCCTCAACGTGTTTACACTAGTTTCAGTTTTGAAGGAAAGAACAATTTCAATCAAGATGGTACAGTAGGACTTGGAAGCAGAAGCCCACAAAGACAAGCAGCTGCACAAGCAAGAGAAATCACAGTATCACTAAACAGTTACTTGGATCAATCCAGTTTAGCTCTTATAAGAGGGGCGGAATATGGTGAAAAAACCATCAACAGTCCAAGTAAATGTAAAATATTGAAAGTACCTCTTCGTGTTATTATTCAAGCTTGTGAAAATACTAATGAAAGGCTTGAAATGTATTTCCCTAAATGTACTGTTAACGTGGAATACAGCGCTTCAGAATCTGATGAGATTGAAACAACTTTCAACCTTACCGCATTAGGTACTGGTTCTGCAAACTTGAAAAGCGGAACTTCTGTAAAAACTGACTGTTACTGTAAGTTAGTGAACACTGTTCCTGAAATTACCTCAACAATCAGTTAAGTATTTTTTCAAATTTTTTTATGAAAAAATTTTTTTTACTTATTTTTTTATTAAACACATATTTTTTTTACAAGAAAAATTAATCAAAAATTTTTTGGTGATTAAAAATGGTTAGATTAACAAAAGACGCATTACTAAAAGGAATAAACAATCATGTAACACTTCCTTTAAGCTCAAGAGATGGAGAAGTAGTATTAAGGCCATTATCTCAAGCAGAAGTGGGAGAATATAATAATATACAAGCAAGAGCTATGGGGACCTTTGACACAAACGAAAGAGCAAAAAGAGGTATGAGAAACACTAGTGATGTAACAAGCACTGGAAAAATCAATTTCGCTAAAACTTCCGAAGCCCAATATGATGCTGAAAGGTACGCTGTAGCAAAAAGTATGACTTGCAAAGGGGAAACCTACACTGAGGAGGAAGTAGGGCAATTTGATGGAGCATTGTTCAAGGAAATCTTCACTAAAGTTAAGGAAATCTCTGGAATCGAAGATGAGAATGTAGAAACTGAAGTGGACAAGTTTCCTGAGAACTGAAGAAGCTGACCAGATGATATGGTTAGACTACTGTGGTTATCATTTGTGTGATAATCAAAGTGATTTAACTGTTTATCAGGCAGTTTTCCTTACAAAAGGAAGAATACAATTACATAATAAGATGAATAAAGTGAAATGAATTCTAATTTTTATATTAAGTTGATGGAGTAGTTTTAGGATGGGAATTAAAGAAACAATTGAATTAATTATTAGAGCTCAAGATGATGCTTCCAAACAAGTTCAAAAAGTTGAAAATCAAGTTAAAAAATTTAGTTCCTCCTCTAAAACTGCGATGGCTCAAGTAAATAATCAATTAGGGAATGTGGATAAATATTTCCAAGGTTTAAATGGTAGAGTTACTAAATTTGGTGCAAATTCTGTTAAAACATTTGCAAAAATGACTAATTCTGAAAAACAAGCAGCATTGCAAATAATGAAAATAAGCGAAAATGTTAGTTTAGGCAGTCATGCATGGGATGAAATGAGTAATTCTACATTAAAATGGAAAGATCATGTGAAATTAGCTCAAACTTATGTAAATGGTTTAGGTGTTGAAACAGATTCTCTTAAAGGGAAAGTCATGATTGTTGGTTTAGCAATCACTTCTAAATTAGGTTCTAGCATAGACGTTGTCAAAGGGAAATTGGCTCCTTTAACTAATGCGTTTAATCCACTCATATCTAAAGTCAATAATCTTGCTCAATCAATTAAAACGAAAGTTGGTTCTGCTTTTGATTCTTTGAAAGGAAAACTAGGTATTTTTAAAGCCTCTTCAACTGGAGCATTTAAAGGATTAGAAAATAGTGCAAACAATTCTAATAAAAGTATAGGGTTACTTGGTGCTACTTTAAGTAATTTTGGAGGTATGGTAATTTATGACTTTGCTATGGGAATTGTTGAAGCAGGTAAAGCATCAATAAATGCAAGTTCTCAATTAGACTATTTTGCTAAAAGATTAGGGAATATGGAAGGCAAAACTAAATTATCTGCACAACAATTTAAAAAGTTCAAATCAGACCTTGGAGGATTACAAAAAGAATTTCGAAAAGTTGATATGACTGCGGTAGGGGCTAGTGCAGAAGAATTAGCAGTAAAACTTAAATTACCTTCTAATAGTCTTAACGATTTGTCTAGAACTATAGCCGTTACTTCTTCTGCATTTGTAAAAGAAGGCCGTACTCAAGAAGATGCTATACTTGCTGTAAGCGATGCACTTGATGGTCAATTTATGAAACTGAAAGAATTGGGTATCACTCAAACTGAACTTAAAGAAAATGGTTGGAACGGAGATCTTAATGATAAACAAAGTCTCTTGGAAAGTTTAAATAAAACATTAGAAGATATGGGTTTTGAAGATACTGCTAAAGATATCACTACTGTTGATGAAGCTATGAGCGCTTTAACTATTGCTGGAGGGCAATTGCTTCAGAAAGTATTTGTTCCTATAACTCCTATATTAATTGGCATTGTTGAAGCATTTATTAGTGTTACTGATGTGATTGGCCCATTAATTGAGAATTTTGTTAGTATTGTTAGTAAAATGCCTGATTGGGCGAAATATGCTATTCTAATTGCAGGTTTTGCTGTAGCTATTGGATTGGTGGTATCATCTATGGGTGGTTTAACTGGGGTTCTTATAAGTTTAGGCAGTAAGATTGCTCCAGTTTTAGCAGTGATTGGTGGAATAAGTTGGCCATTGGTTGCTGTTGTTGCAGCAATAGGTTTAGTTGTTGCCGCAGTGTTTGAATTAGGTAAAGCTTTTGGATGGTGGAATGATATTCCATCATTAATTGATGCAGTAAGTGCAGGGTTGCAAAGGCTTTGGAGCGCCTTTATTAACAATCCGGATGTTCAAGATTTCATTAAAGGATTAGGTGATGCTTGGAATAGTGTAACATCAGCATTAGGGCCTGTAATTAGTGCAGTTATGAATTTCTTTGGAGTAACTGTAAAAAGCGGTGAAGAGTTTGATATTGTAAGGGTAATTATTGATGGTGTTGGTGCTGCTTTCCATCATGTAGCAAATCAAGTTCGTTTTGCAATAAGTGTTTTCCAAATTATCTATGGAGTATTCCAAGGAATTGCTAGTTTTCTAGCTCCTTACGGTCAGATGATTTATGAATACCTAAAACCGATTGTTTGTATTTTGTTAGGTTGCAGTCCAGGTATTGTTCCAGCATTGGAAAAGGTTCAGGAAGTCTTCCAGACAGTATGGAGTTTCATAGCAGGATTCATAGGAAGCTATGTTAATACTGTTGTAACTGTTATAAGCACTGTAGTAACCACAATACAATCTATTGTAAATGTATTCGCTCTACTGTTAAGTGGTCAAATCAGTTTAGGTGAAGCGATACCTATGATTTGGAATCTGATTAGCAATGCTTTTATAACAATTGGTGGAACTATATTAACTTTTATCACTACATGGGCAGGACAGTTACTAACTTTAGCTATTCGTGCAGCAACTAACTTCATGAATGGAATAATTAGTAGAATTAGGAATCTTCCAGGAAGAGTTTATAGTTTCATCACTCAAACTGCCACTAGAATTCGAAATGGTGCGGTTAATTGGGTTAATAATGCTCGTAATGCAGCAACAAACACATTCAATGCTGTTGTAAACAATATA